GTCGCTGATGTAATAACCGAGCAGGACTTCACTATAGGCATCCACCACCTCGTACACGCTTGTAGTGCACTTGTTTCCGTTCTCGTCACGATAGTAGAGGTTCAGCTTCGTGCCGTCGCCATACCAGAGGCTGTCACGACGGCCCGGAAGGATGGTCCGGTGCTTGCGGTCATAACGCTGGTGTGCCTTCATTTCCCCATAAACGGCATCGTACCACAGAGGTTCGACACGCGGGCTGTTGAACCATTCGCGGAGGCTGCGGGGACTCTTCAGGGGCTTCCAGCCACGTTCCGGAGCGACACGGTTGTACTCCTCGAAGATCTCCATGTCAGTATAAACCGGAACGCGGCTGCGTTTCAATGCTACAAGGTAACGCCCGCCGTCCTCCTCGATCTTCAGCGTGTTGCTGTTGCCGTATTTACCGCTCACAAGCACACCGTAGTTGTCGGGACGGAACTTGTTTATCAGGGCTTTCAAACGCCCCACACTGCCCGGAAGACTGTGCCCGTACACCGGACGCCATTCCTCACTCGTGACAAGCAGAAGTTCCCAAAGGTTACGGCGGAAACCGGTCAGCTTGTTATTGGATGAACTCAAGCGTTTGAACTCTTCCATCAACGCGTTCAGCACCGAAGCGTTCCAGGTGTATTCCTTCTTCACATCCTCGGGAAGAGCGACCATCTCACCGTTCTTGTCGTAACGGTAATCCTCGAAAAAGTTCTCGGCCTTCTCGTCTTTCTTCACTATGTTACGGATCATTTCCTGTCTCATTTGTTTCTCGGGTTCGCCATGACGCTCAACCCAACGTTTCTTGTATTTCTCGGGAAGGGAGGAATAGGCATACAGAGCCGGATTATTTTCACCACCGCCACGGGAAACGACATCCAGTTTTTCTCGGGACAGCTGGCTATTCAAAGTGCCTTTGGGCATTATATCCAGCAACTCTTTGTAAGTTACACACAATATATTATCAAAGTATTCCATCTCCCAGCTTGATTATCAATCCTCTAAATCATTCAAAGGGACATGCTTCTTCAGCAGCCGCACGGAGATCCCGAAATTCAACACTACGAGAAGTTCCAGCAGCGGATTAATAAAAAAAATAGAGAGCAGGATCCCGAAACTCATACAGAAGTAAAGCACGCAAAAGCGCTGTTTTCGTTTCAGACGAGCAAACCAGTGCAGCTGGTCGCTGAACAATGTCATCAAATCATTTTTCATGGCTACTTGTATTTTGAGGATTACCACCTACTTTGGATCCACCGCGCTCAATGGCGAGCTTACGAATGGAACGGGCCAGTTTGCTGTTCTTACGGAAGGCAAGCGCATGACTCACCATCACGTTTGTACAGCCCATCAGTTCGGCAATTTTATTCACCTCACCGTATTCTACAACTATTCGTTCTTTCATACTATCTAATATTTAAATTATCGTAGTGGGCAGTCGCGGATTCGAACCGCGGACCATAACCTCTCCATTATAGGAGTTTAGTTTGTTCTACCAGCTGAACTAACTGCCCGAGAAAATTATTAAAGCTCCTTTATCGCATCCTCCGGAACACATATTACAGTCCAAACCTGACCATTTTTCATATAATCGATATTATATTCCCGCACGAACGTACAAATGTTATAATCCCAGTCACGAACTATACCATCAATGATCTCACCATTTCTCTTGGTGATTCTCACACTTTGTCCCTTTTTAAATTTTACTTCCATTTTGCTTCTTTTTAAATTCTCATTGTTACCTCAAGCCTTTTTTGTAGCTTTGGGGCGTGTTTAAACTTTAATCACGTGGCAAATATAGTCTAAGTTTCTTAGACAACAAAGTATTAATCCAAATAATTTAGATTTATGAGCGTTTTTTCTAAGAATCTTAGATATCTAAGGGAGAGTAGGGGACTTAAATTAGATGAATTTGAGTTTCTGGGCATCAAAAAAGGTACAATGTCAAACTATGAACTGGGTAATACAGAACCTAAATTGAGTTTGTTATGTGAAATATCTAAGTTTTTTAGAATATCAATCGACGACTTTCTTTTAAAAGATATAGAAGCCGAAAAAATTACACCAGTAGTAACGGAAACAGCTCCTCCAGAAACAGCTAACAATAATTTTAGGGAGCTTCTGGATGTTTTAAGGGAAAAAGACTCCACCATTCGAGAAATGGCAGAGGAAATAGGGATGCTCAAACAGACAATTACACAACTTAAACAGGACAAGTCGGGGCGTGTTTCGGATGCAAGCGATTCTACGGTTGCCAATGCCATCTAAAACGTGTTTTATGGGGAAAGGGAGGTAAAAACAGTTAAATCACTATTTTACAGCAGAATATATAAAAATACAGGGGAGTAAATAAATATTATCTATATACAATTTACCCCCTACAATATTATAAAAACCGATGAATACCAAATAAAAAAAAGATATTTCCCCGTTTTATTAGAACAAAATAGGCACAAAAATGAATAACCAAATGAATAAGCAATCAAAACATTTCGTTTTTGTAATAGCTTAAATGAATAACCAAATGAATAAGCAAGTGAATAACCTTTCCACTTTTTAAGACGTTCAAAGCGTTCAAACGGATAAATACAGCCTTCCATCATAGTTTGACACTTATAAGGGCAAAAAAAGCCGCTTTTGCGGCTTTTAATTGCGTTCTAAGGCATTTTATCCCTTTCTGGTACATGTTATCAAGCGAGACTGAATAATCATTGCACGTTTCGTGTATTTGGCAATGTCATCAACCAGTCCAGCATGTAAAAGACTACTCTTAGTGATTCCGACCTGTTTCTCCGTCAGAGTTTCAAAAATGGCCGATATACTACCAAAGTAGATGTTCTTTTTCTCAAAAATCAAATGTACATGGATAACTTTACTCATGATATATAGTATTTATTTCACTGCAAATATACCAAATATCAGCTATATGGAATAATTTTAATAAATAAAAATAGGAGAGAAGCGAAGCGCTCCCCTACTCCACTTGCATAAATTACACCATTTGGTTATCTTTGTATATGGAAGTATGGCCTGGGCAAAGCATCGGAGTGAAATAATACCATACTGCCTGAATTCTCCCCTACTCCACTCCTAATGTAAAGAGATTCATTTGAACGGCGTTCAAACAAGGTTCAAATGTAAGCTCGATGTAAAGCGATGTAAACGCTTCGTTTTTCCACCCAGCTCACTCCTACCCCGTTCTAACGCTTTGAAAACCAAAGCAATCAGATATTTTCAGACCGACCGAACTTTGACACGCATCGTTTCTCCCCCCTTATGAGACAGATAAGGTTATTGGTAATATGTTACCAAAATGGACAGGTTCAATAGGCACCGGATTACAGTGGAAAAATCTGTCTCTTAATGCTTTGATCGATATACGTTATGGTGGCGACTTTATCTCTATGACTGATGCCAACGCATGTTCTGCAGGAACATCTGCACGAACATTGGAAGGACGTGACAAAATGGTTGTAGATGGCATTTTAGCTTCAACAGGAGAAGTAAATACCATTCCTGTTACAGCACAAGAATTTTATACTAAAATAGGAAGTTCAAGTGGTGTAGCCGAAGAATTTATGTATAAAGGAACCTATGTAAAAATGAGAGAACTATCTATAGGATGGAATCTTCCAACTTCCTGGCTTAAGCCACTCAAGCTACAAGCTGTTAAGGTTTCTGCAGTAGGACGTGACCTCTTCTATTTCTACAAAGATGCACCTGTAGATCCAGAATCAGCTATTTCTAGTGCTGACTATGCTCAGGCATTCGAATATGGTTCAATGCCTCCTACTAGAAGTTTTGGATTTTCTTTAAATGTTAAATTCTAAATTTAGAGCTATGAAACAATCTTTGATTTTATCCAGTATATTTTTGGTTGGTATGGAACTATTCAGCAGCTGTACTGATAAGTTCGAATCCATGAATACCAATCCCGGAGCTGTTACAGAAGCAAGTTTAAAATATATCTTGCCTTATGTACAGGAAGTAGGTGCCCACCTTGATTGTACACCTTACCAAAGAGCAGACAACTTATATGCGCAAATGTATTGTCAATATTTTGCAAATGCAGACGCCGGCTTTGCATCCGACCGATACGGTTACAACGATTCATGGTCCAATGAAGGGTTTTGGCAACCATATTACAAAACTCTAAAACACATGAAAGTAGCAAAGCAAACAGCTGAGAATAATCCAGAAGAAACAAATATATGCCAGATGATTCGCATAACACAAGCCTATAACACAGCTGGCATGACAGATACATTTGGAGATATTCCGTACTCAGAAGCTGGATTAGGAGAGACAAAAAACAAATATGACTCTCAGGAATCTATCTATCAAGATATTTTTAAAGAATTAACAGAGGCTGTAAACATATTAAAAGAAAACAGAGAAGGACAAACAACCTGTACTTCAGACAATGATCTAGTCTTTGGAGGCGATATTCAAAAATGGATCCGTTTTGGTAATTCATTAAGATTACGCTATGCACTGAGAATTTCATATATCGATCCGGCACGTGCAAAATCAGAAGGTGAAGCAGCCTTGGCAAGCGGAGTAATGACCAGCAATGATGACAATGCCTATATGACAGCCTCTGCTACCGGAGATTGGGGATGGGGACATCCTTTATACATGATGAGCTTATGGAACGGATTCTGTATGAGTAAAACTATGGAAAATATTTTAAAAAATGAAAGTACAGTCACTGATCCACGTATGCCTCTCTGGTTTGGACAAACACAAGATTACGTTGCAGCTTTAAGAAATGGAGACAATACTTATACTGGAGAACAATTTGCCGGCATGTCAAACGGAATGAATGCAACAGAAATCGGATTGCCGGAAAACGGAGTAAGAAGACATTCTGTTTGCCTTGGA